CAGCTCTCGCACCAAAACCCAGTGAACAAAACAAAATGCCTCCCAAAAGACGCCTAATGGACAGTCCAGAGGATATGGATGAGCAGTCCACATCTGACAGACCCGACCATATGCCCAAACTTCCTGGGACTTTTCTACAATACACTTCCGGAGGCACAGACCCTCACCCTGGGATTGGTGATGAAGAGGACATCAAGAAAAATGCTTTAGCATTTCTTGATCCAAGTCGTCGAGAGAAATTTCATAGTGTTACCCCCAGTCTGGTATTTCTGTGTTTGCTTATTCCCGGCTTGCATAGAGCCTTGCTTTATGGCGGTGTCCCGAGAGAGTCTTATCTTTCAACAGTGGTTAATCGTGGTGGTGAACAAATCATTAAGGCTGGGAGGTTCTATGGAGAAAAGCTTGTTGATCGTGAGTTATCTGAGCTTGAGGTGTCTTCAATCTTCAATCATTGCTGTTCCCTGTTGATTGGTGTGGTGATTGGGTCTTCCGCTAAAATTAAGGCTGGTGCAGAACAAATTAAAAAGCGCTTTAAAACACTAATGGCATCACTCAATAGGCCAGCTCATGGCGAAACGGCAACACTACTACAGATGTTTAATCCGCATGAAGCCATCGACTGGATCAACGGACAGCCCTGGGTTGGATCGTTGGTTTTGTCATTGATCACTACAGACTTTGAGTCGCCGGGGAAAGAATTTATGGACCAAATCAAGCTTGTAGCAAGTTATGCTCAAATGACAACATACACTACTATTAAAGAGTATCTCAGTGAGTGTATGGATGCGACACTAACTATACCCGCAGTTGCCTATGAGATTAAGGAGTTCATCAAGGTTTCATCTGATTTGAAGACTGAGCATGGTGAGCTCTTTAAATATCTTGGTGCAATACGCCACTCAGATGCAATTAAATTAGCTCCGAGGAACTTCCCAAACTTAGCATCAGCGGCTTTTTATTGGAGCAAAAAGGAGAATCCAACCATGTCCGGGTATCGTGCCTCAACTATTCAACCTGGATCTACGGTTAAAGAAGCCCAGCTTGCAAGATATAGAAGACGTGAAATCTCTCGAGGGGAAGATGGAGTTCATCTTTCAGAAGAGATAGCCGAGATAATGAGGATGATTGGTGTTACTGGACTGCAACCATAATATGAACATACCAATAAAAAACCATACTCCAATGTAGAGCGGTTCTCATTGGAATGAATTCCGATCTCCAGTTGACTCTTTTAGAATTAATTCGCCGTCTTAATGGCATCACGACCATCGAGTCTGGTGGATTCCTTGGAGGAAGAGGAAGACCCGCAGACAGTACGTCGCGTACGATCGAGATCTCCGAGGAGGAGGCGGATTCCCAAAGATGCATTGACCCAGCCGGTAGAGCATCTTCTCAAGGCACTGAAAAAGAACCCATCCATGATCTCCGACCCAGACCAAAGGACAGGAAGGGAGCAGTTGTCGAATGATGAACTCATCAAGCAACTCGTGACTGAGCTGGCGGAAAACAGCATGATTGAAGCAGAAGGTCTTAAAGGCGCACTTGATGACACAGCTCAGAAAATAGAGTCTGGATTTGAATCTCTCTCAAATTTGCAAATCGAAGCAATTCAAGCCATTCAGAAAACCGATTATGCCGACAGTATTAAGACACTTGGAGAAAACATCAAGATTTTGGATAGATCGATGAAATCAGTTATGGATACCATGCGTCTTATGATGGAGAAGATTGATCTTCTATATGCATCAGCTGCTATCGGTAATCCAGCCGCACCAATGCTACCATCGCATCCCGAGCCAAGCAGAATATACCCTGTTCTTCCTTCTGCTCCTACTGCTGACGAATGGGACATCCTACCATAAAAAAACCGAATCAATATGAATTCCAAACACTCCTACGTGGAGCTGAAGGACAAGGTAATTATTCCCGGATGGCCTACCTTGATGCTTGAAATAGATTTTGTCGGAGGAACTTCAAGAAATCAATTTCTCAACATTCCATTTCTTTCAGTGAAGGAGCCACTACAGTTGCCTAAAGAGAAGAGGCTGGTGGATTACTTCACATTGGACGTTGAACCTGTTGGTCATTCATTAGTAAACGTCTACTTCCTAATTGATGATTATCTTGTACTGACTTTGAACTCACTGGCAGTATACAGCAATCCAATTAAAAAGTATATGTATATCCGCTTAAATGAGGAACAGAGCAAACACGCAATCAACGCGGCCTTCAATGTCTTCTCCTATCGGCTACGGAATATTGGTGTTGGCCCTCTTGCACCTGACATTCGCGCTTCAGGCTCTTAAATGCAACACTGACTCGACACCAGCCCTTGTTGATCTGGAGATAAGGAGGCTGTGTCACAACAGAACTGAAGATGTCATTCCATGCCAGGTCAGCTATAGGAACCATACTACCATTGAGCTCCAGGCTGTTCATATCTCTTGTTATAGATATCATTGTAAGACATATTGGGGCTTTTTTGGTAGTTATAGTGCAGATAGGCTTATAAACAGATATTTAGGGGATGCTTCTTTGTGCACCAATGACACAGTAGAGGATCCCTTTAAGTGTAACTGGCATTATTGTTGTTCGGCCAGAATCACAGAGATATGTCGATGCTCAATCTCAAATGTGACAGTGGCAGTGAGATCTTTCCCTCCTTTTATGTATTGTAGCTTTTCAGATTGTAGCACGGTGAATGAGTTGGAATTAAGTATTGGGAGAGCAAATCTTAGTGACGGGAGCTATTTGCTCTTTGAACCATATAACCTTACGAGTGATGATGTGACTGGTACATTTAATGGAACTATTTTGTGTAATTCAACATCTAAGGTTGTGTCATTTGATGAGTTTAAGAGATCATACCCCTTAAGAAATTGGACCTATACAAGTGACACTATCAGCATTTCCTGTAATGGAACTCGTTTTTCTAATTGTAAAGGGAAAGAACGTCGAAGAAGAGACACCTCACAAATAGAGTATTTAGTACATAAGCTAAGACCAACTCTCAGAGATGCATGGGAGGATTGTGAAATTCTTCAGTCACTTTTGCTGGGTGTTTTTGCAAATGGGATGGCTAGCTCTTCACGGTTTTTAAGGGAGTGGCTAAATCACCCAGACATAGTAGGTTATGTTGTTAATGGAATTGGTGTTGTTTGGCAATGTGACCGCGTGAATATAACATTTTTGCCATGGAATGAATCAACATATTATCCTCCTGTAAAGACTGATTCTAAGAGGTATTATCTCAACGAGGAGGGAAGGCTCCAAACAAGTACTCCAGAAGCAAGACCTGGCCTTAAACGTATATTCTTTCACGAGAAATTCTATCTTGGGACTGTTGGTTCAGGTCTTAGACCTAAACGGGTTAAATATAATAGGTCATCACACGATTATCACCTTACTGAGTTTGAGTGGAGTTTAAACATAACTCCGACTATTAATATTTTAGTAGGGCATGAGACAAATCCAATAAATCATGCGTATGGCACTCAGGCTGATTTACTCCCATATACGAGATCAACTAATTTGACGTCTACAGACACAGGGTCTGGATGGATACACATTGGTTTACCATCGTTTGCTTTTATTAATCCTCTTGGGTGGATAAGGGATATTTTGTCATGGGCTGCCTGGCTTGGTGGTATTTTATATCTCATTACATTATGTATTTCTCTCCCAGCCTTATTCATGAGGAGGAAACGCCTCGGAAGGTGGAGGGAATAAATCGCACAGATCAATCACTTAAGAATCCGCTAATAGGAACAGAAGTTGATTTTTGCCTTAATTCGGGCTTTTTGCCTCATCATTCGCGTGCTTTGCAGTACATTAAATCAAGAAATATACCATCAAAAAATTACTATACGATTTTCCGGAGGATCAAGTTATCTTCTGATGTATATCCAGTTGGTGTTTTAATTAGAGCAGCAGAAACAATATTACAGGTTGTGATTAAAACATGGGGTCTTGAGCATATGGAAAGGCCCCTATCAGCAGCAGTTAGGTATGCATTAACAAATCCGAGGCTTCGTGCTCAACTTGAACTTCACATTTCATTTCAACGAATTATTCGACAAGTGTCTTACAGCAGAGAACCGGACATGGGACCCAAATTAATAGGAGGGTTGATGTTTATGTTTGTCCAATCGCTGGTGATTGCTTCAACAGATACAGAAAGCTGTTTAATGACCTACAATCATTTCCTAGCAGCAGCTGATACTGCAAAAAGCAGATGTCATTTACTAATAACTACTGTAATACAGGGTGCACTTTGGGAATCAGGATCATTTCTAGATTATGTTTTTAATCTTATTGATATTATTGATTCCATTGATTTACCTCATGATGATTACTTTACAGTAATTAAATCAATCTCACCATACTCAAAAGGCCTTGTAATGTCTGCTTACAATGTAACTGTTAAAACTGACTTTGAGTCAGTGTTTAACATCAAAGAACTGTGTCCACCTCTTGACAAACTACTAAAAAAACTTTTAATTCTTAATCCAAATCTCTTGTTAATGGTGTCCTCCGTAGAGAAATCTTGGTATTTTCCGGAAATAGATATGGTCACTGGATCGACAGAGCAGCTGAGCAAGATGCGAGCTTACTCAGAGAAGCCCCAAATGCTACTGCAATATGGCGAAGATCTTTTAACAATGTTCAAGGCTGAATTTATTAAGGGGTATATTTCTAAACACGCTAAATGGCCACCGGTGATGTTAAGCCACAGGGCACAACGCTCCCTACACAATGCTCGAGAGCTTGGAAGATGGAGTCCTGCATTTGATAGAAACTGGAGAATTTTCTCTGAAATAACAATACTCAAGATAGCAGAACTGGATTTAGATCCTGATTTTAACGATATAATCAGCGATAAGGCAATAATCAATACAAAACAAGACTGGCCATTCGAGTACAACTCCGCTGCATACCGGAAGATTCATGGTGAACGTTTGAACAGGCCCAAAACTAAATCAGGACCGTCTCGCTTGGTTAATGCTTTAATAGATGGACAGCTTGATAATATTCCTAAACTCCTAGAACCCTTTTGTAGAGGATCAGTAGAGTATGAGGATAGAATCACAGTCCTTGTACCTAAAGAGAAGGAACTCAAAGTTAAGGGTCGCTTCTTTTCGAAACAATCCCTGGCCATCAGGATTTATCAAGTTATAGCAGAATCTATTCTCAAAAATGAGATCCTTCCATATCTTAAAACACATTCAATGACGATGAATTCAACTTCACTGACTCATCTTCTCAATAAGCTGTCGAGACAAATTGTCACTGGAGAATCTTTTGTTATTAATTTGGATTATAGCTCCTGGTGTAATGGATTTAGTCCTGAACTTCAGATGCCCATTTGTAGACAATTAGATTTAATGTTTGATAGCGGGTACTTTTTCCGCACAGGATGTACACTACCTTGCTTCACAACATTTATTGTTCAAAACAGATTTAACCCACCAAAGGCATCATCATTCGGTCCTGTTGAGGATGGCACTACATGTATAGTTGGAGCTAAAACAATGGGGGAGGGGATGAGGCAAAAACTATGGACCATTTTGACTAGTTGTTGGGAGACCATAGCTTTAAGAGAGGCTGGTGTATCATTTAACATTTTAGGTCAGGGAGATAATCAAACAATCATAATACACAGGTCTTCGGCTGAGAGCAACCAATCACTAGCAGATCGATCACTTGGCTGTTTATATAAGCATGCTCGATTGGCAGGACACCACCTTAAAATGGAAGAGTGTTGGGTCTCAGATTGCCTTTACGAATATGGGAAACGAATTTTCTTTCAAGGTATCCCGGTTTCTGGAAGTCTCAAGCAACTGTCAAGAGTTACAGATTCAACAGGGGAACTATTCCCAAATCTGTACTCTAAGTTGGCTTGCTTAGTTTCTTCATGTTTGAGCGCAGCTATGTCAGACACATCCCCATGGGTTTCATTAACCACAGGGGTTTGCTTATACTTAATTGAGTTATATGTAGAATTGCCTGCATCGATAATGCAAAATGAGACCTTGTTAACAACACTTTGTCTTGTTGGTCCATCACTAGGAGGATTACCAACTCCAGCTACATTGCCCAGTGTGTTCTTTAGGGGCATGTCAGATCCTCTTCCTTTTCAATTAGCTTTACTCAAAACTCTTATCAAAACAACAAGTATCAGTGTTTCGTTTATTAACCGTGTTGTTAAACTTAAAATTGGAGCTTATCCAGACTGGTTATCCTTGGTCACAGATCCATCATCTCTAAACATTGCACAAGTTTTTAGGCCAGAGCGACAAATTAGAAAATGGGTTGAAGAGGCAATTTCTGCGAACACACACTCATCCAAAGTAGGTGAGTTCTTCCAACAACCTCTGACTGAAATGGCTCAACTATTAGCTAGAGATCTATCCTCAATGATGCCTCTTCGACCACGAGACATGTCAGCATTATTTGGCTTATCTAATGTTGCATATGGATTAAGTGTCATTGACTTGTTCCAGAAATCATCTACAGTCGTCTCTGCTAATCAAGCAGTCCACCTTGAGGATGTAGTTCTTGAAAGCAGTAGATATAAGGAGTTAATAATTCAGCGTGTCTTAGATGAAACTGAAGGTGTTGATCTGAGTCCTTACCTTGAAGGCTGTACTTACATTGCAGCTAAGAGGCTAAGAAGGTTAACATGGGGTCGTGAATTGGTGGGTGTAACGATGCCATTTGTAGCAGAGCAGTTCAACCCCCAAAGTTCAATTACTGCAGGACCTGATGATTACAAGGATGCAATTATATATTGCCCTCAAGAGCCATTACGTACTCGACATTTGTCTGCTCGGGGAGACCAGCCGCTTTACCTTGGGTCAAATACAGCTGTAAAGGTTCAACGAGGGGATATTACTGGATTAAGCAAATCACGTGCAGCTGGTCTGGTTAGAGACACACTGGTGCTGTACCAGTGGTACAAGGTGCGGCGAGTTGTAGATCCAAATTTATCCAAATTAATGGATTGTTTCCTTCGTGAGAAAGGTTACACCTCTGATATAAGACCAAACGTTCATGGGGGTACACTCACCCATAGGCTACCATCGAGAGGTGATTCTAGACAGGGGTTAACCGGTTATGTTAACTTAATAAGCACGTGGCTTAAATTTTCAAGTGATTATTTATCGACATTTTCACATTCTTCCGATGACTATACTATTCACTTTCAACATGTTTTCACTTACGGTTGCTTGTATGCTGATTCCATAATTAGATCAGGTGGTATAATTTCACAACCATATCTTCTCAAAGCTAATTGTCAAACTTGTTTTGAAAAGATTGAATCAGAGGAATTTCTATTGGCATGTGAACCACAGTACAGAGGAGCCGAGTGGTTGATTAGTAAACCTGTTTCCATACCAGAACAGATCTCTGATGCTGAAGTGGAGTTTGATCCATGCATAAGTGCTGGTGTGTCACTTGGGATATTAATTGGTAAGTCATTTTTGGTAGACATTAGATCACATCAAACTGATATCACTGAACAGAGAACGTGGGCTAACCTTGAACGATTTTCAATTTCAGACATTAGGAAATTACCATGGAGTATTGTAATACGATCATTGTGGAAGTTTTTCATTGATACCCGGCTTTTGTCGTTTGAAAGAGCAGGGTTGATTAGGCTCCTGCACAACCAAACAGGTCCAACCTTTTCTTACATTGTTAAGGTTTTTCAAGAGTCTTCACTATTTCTGGAGACAATACCAATTGAAAGGGCACTTTCAAAGCTGAATTTTAAGGACCGACATGATCTTATTGCAAAGATCATTCTTCTACCAATTAGCAATTATGAAATAGCCTCTATTGAGGCATCAAGAATTGAGAGTAAATATAGTGAAGCGTCTGAGTTTAATATTGATCTTTACCTTGCCTCAGCAAAGGGGTTAAGTATTAATCCTGCGTCAATTTGCAATGAAACAAATGATTTTATACCAAAAGGATGTCATCATGGCCACTTCTCACTATCAGCAACCGGCCTCCAAGAACAATCACAAGTAATTAAGATGGCCATTAGAAAAATGGAGCTGCAAGAAGTTTGTATTAGTCCCGATGTGGATCTTGAGCTAGCCCTAGATGTTTGTCACTTGGGAGGATTATCAATTGTATTTGTACTGTCGGGTAATCCTGATTTTTATGAAAAAGTTTGTGCAATGGATCTGTGCAGTGCTGTTAAACTAAGGACTAACATACCTAAGTCTTTATCACTGCGAAAACCCATTGGTGTATACATTGGGGGAGTTAAAGGACCAAATCAGCTTCGATTAGAAGAGTTATCGGTGGTTACTTATGCTCATCCTTGTTTAGAGGAACTGCGGTACAATGTTTTTTGTGGAGAGAAAAGTATAGATATCTCAGATATGTGCTGCTTACCTCTTGGGGATCCATGTTCATCCCTCTTCAAGCCAATCTTTGATAGAGTTTTGAACCTTAGAACAGCACTGTTTGGAGCCTATGAGTTTTTACTTGATCTTCTTTTAATTAAAGGATTTGATATTAGACCGCACTTAGAGGAATTTGATGAATTGTTGGTAACAAGTCAAGCTACTCTTGGTTTGGCTACACATCGATCCATAACATACTATGTTGGACTGAAAAATCGGCTTCCTGTGGTGGCACTGACACCAATGTCATCGACACTGAAAAAGATGACAATCAATAATCGGTTACCTCACCCATCGGCGGTGCATCTGGCAAGATCGCCTGATCTTCACTTGTTTCTTTCGGGACTTCCTCTAGGCCTTATTAGGCTCCTTCAAGGCGTAGTGCATTCTTGATTTGTTGATAAGAGAGTATGATTTATATAGGTTTTTATATTTTGTGTATATATGTATATGTGTGTATATGTAATCTTATATGGCAAGCGATTTTTATATTCTTAAAAAACCATGTCAGTAAGGATGTGTTGGTTTGGTTTCTTT